CAAAGAAGAAGCAACATATACCAACGGGATAGTAAATGATATAAAACCAATATACCTACTAGGTAAGGCAATATCACTAATGCAAGAAGCAGATGTAGTTATAATAAAAGGCAACATAAGAAAGAGCAGAGGATGTAAGGTAGAAAAGAAAGTAGCAAAATTATATAACAAGAAGATAATAAGAGAAAGGTAAATGATATGGATATAATAAGACTAGCAATACTAGAAGAATTTTATAAAGCAAAATATAAAAATGAAAAAAACTTATTAAAGAAATTCTACTATTGGAAAATAGGAAATATGATAAGGAGGAAGATGGATAAATGGAAAAAGGAGGAAGAACAGAGAATCTAATACCATTAAGTGAACGAACAAAGGAGGAACAACGTGAAATAGCAACTAGTGGTGGTAAAGCAAGTGGAGAAGCAAGAAGAAAGAAAAAAATATTTAAAGAAGCAATAGAAAAACAACTAGGAACAAGTATAGATGATATGATAGCATCAATGATAACACAAGCTAACAAAGGAAACGTACAAGCAATATCATTTTTAAGAGATACAATAGGAGAAAAACCTACTGACAAAGTAGAAGCAGAAATAAATCAAATGAAAATTAAAGTAGATGTTGTAGATGAATGATGAAAAACAAATAACAGTAGAAATAAATAAAAAGGTATTCAATGATATATATTTACCATACCTAGATAATGAAGATAGATATTTATTATTATATGGTGGTGGATCAAGTGGAAAATCATATTTTATAGCACAACGATACATATATAAAATGCTAAAAGGAAAAATAAATCTGCTTGTAGTAAGACAAACAGGAAACACCAATAGAACATCAACATTTGCATTATTAAAACAAATAATAAAGAAATGGAATTGTTATAAGTTATTTAAGATAAATGAAAGTGATTTAAGAATAAAGAATATATATAATGGCAATGAAATAATATTTTGTGGACTAGATGATGTAGAAAAACTAAAATCAGTTACATTTGAAAGTGGAGAATTAACAGATATATGGATAGAAGAAGCAACAGAGTGTGATGAAGAAGATATTAATCAATTAAAGATAAGATTAAGAGGTGGTAAGAGTAAAAAACAAATGGTGTTATCATTTAATCCAGTAAACATAAATCATTGGATTAAAAGGCATTTTATTGACACCAAATTAGCAACGATAGTCCACTCAACATATAAGAACAATAAATTCTTAACAGAAGATGATAAAAACACGTTAGAAAGTTTTAAAACAACTGATGAATACTACTATAATGTATATTGTTTAGGACAATGGGGAGTATTAGGAAACACAATATTTGATTCAAAGAAAATAAGTGAAAGATTACAAGAAATAGATAAACCAATTAAAGTTGGTTTTTTTGATTATGAATACAATGATGACTTACCACAAAAAGAAAAGATACAAAATATAAAATGGATAGATGATGATAATGGATACATAAAGATATATAAAGAAGTAGATAAACATACACCTTATGTAATGGGTGGCGATACAGCAGGAGAAGGAAGTGATTATTTCACAGCACACGTTATAGATAATATAACAGGAGAACAAGTAGCAACAATGAAACACCAAATGGATGAAGATTTATATACTAGACAAATGTATTGTCTAGGTAATTATTATAATGAAGCATTAGTAGGAATAGAAGCTAATTTTAGTTCATTTCCTATAAAAGAATTAGAAAGACTAGGATATGATAATCAATACGTAAGAAAGAAAGAAGATACATTTACTAAAAAGTTAGTAAAGAGTTATGGATTTAGAACAACATCAACAACAAGACCAGTTATCATAGCAGAGTTAGTTAAGATAGTAAGAGAAGAAATAGAGAAGATAAACGATAAGGCAACATTAGAAGAAATGCTAACCTTTGTAAGAAATGAAAAAGGTAGAGCAGAAGCACAAGAAGGATCACACGATGATTTAGTTATGGGATTAGCAATAGCACACCATATTAGAGAACAACAAGTGATGGAAAAGATAAATGTAGTAAAAGAAGAAGTATTTGATGCGTTTCCATCAATGCGACCTAAACCAAAAAATGTAGGAGAATATGGTTTAGAGATAAAAATGTTATAAGGAGGAACAAATGATACAAATAATATCAATGCTTATTGTAATGGTAAGTTTTTTTCTTGGTGTAATAGTAGGAAACAAATTACACAAGAACGAGAAGATAGAAATACCAAAGATAGATAAAAAGAAAATACCATTTACAGATGAGTACAAACAAACAAAGGAAGAAGCAGAAAGAGTAAAGAAACTAAATACAATACTAGAAAACATAAACAATTATGATGGAACGAGTAATAATCAAAGGAGTGTGAAATAATGAATCAAGATAAATTAACTGAAATATGGAAGCAGTATGAAAGAGGTGTGGAATATTTAACTAATATAGGTAGATACACACAGGGAAACACCAATAACAACTTTTATATAGGTAGGCAATGGGAAGGATGTGAAACTGGGGATTTACCAACACCAGTTAAGAACATAGTAAAACCTATATGCGACTTTAAAATAGCAACTGTTAGTCAAAATGCTTTATCAGTAGTATATACATCTGCTAATTTTGATGATGAAGATTTAAAAGAAGTAGAAGGAATATCAAGAAAAGAAGAAGCAGATAAAGTATGTACTTTATTAACTAAACACGTGGCAAAGGTATGGGAAAACAATAACCTAGATGCTAAACAATGGGATATAGTAAAAGAAGGATGTGTAACAGGAGATGTGTATGCTTATACATACCTAGATGATGAACGTAATGAAAAAGTAGAATTAGTAGATGATACTAATATATATTTTAGTGATGAAAACGATAGTGAAATACAAAACCAAGACTATATACTATTTAAATCAAGAAAACCAGTATCACAAATAAAAGAAGAAGCAAAACAAAATGGAATAAAGCAAAAAGATATAGATTTAATTAAAGCAGATGAAGAAACACAAGAACAAATAGGAGAACAAAAAGAAGTTAAAACAGATGAAGGTAAATGTTTATGTATACTTAAACTATATAAAAAGAAAAATAAAGATGGCAGAATGACAGTACATATGATAAAAGCAACAAAAGATATGATATATCAAGATGAATATGATACTAAATTAACTTTATATCAAGTAGCAAAATATGGATGGATAGAATTAAAAAATAGTGCTAGATCAATGGGAGAGCCAGAGCCATTAATACATAACCAAATAGTAATTAATAGAGTATTAGTATCAAGAACAATGGCAACATTTATAGCAAGTTATCCTAAACTAGCCTATGCAACTGAAAGAATTGCTAATCCACAAGATTTAATGCAAAATGGTGTAGCAATAGGTATCAAAGGTAAAGATGTAGAAGATGTAACCAAAGTAATTGATTATCTAAAACCAGTACAAATAAGTCCTGATGCAAAAGCATTAAATGATGAATTAACAACTGATACAAGAGAATTAAGTGGAGCGGGGGATGTATCACTAGGATTAACTAATCCAGAAACAGCAAGTGGTAAATCAATAATAGCAGTAAGAGATAATGCAACTCTACCACTTAACATACAAGTAAGTAAATTTAAGAAGTTTGTAGAAGATTTAGCAAGAATATGGTTTGATATGTGGCAAAATACTTGTGGAGATGATGGATTTAGAGTAGTAATAGATGATCCTGATGAAGAAGTAAAAGAAATAATATATGGTAAACAAGATGAGCCAGAAATAAGTGATTTACCTACTTATGAAGAAAAACCAGTAGAAGAAGTACCAGATACACCAGTAGTAAAAAAGATACCATATGATTTAATGCAAAAATTAAAAACAAAAGTAAGAATAGATGTAACTAATTCAAATCCTTATAGTATGTATGCAGAAGAACAAGCATTAGAAGGATTATTAACAAGTGGAGCAATAACATTTGAAGAATATGTAGAAGCTTTACCAAATAATTCAATAACACCAAAGGATAAACTAGAAACAATACTAGATGATAGAGAAAAAGCAACAGAACAAATAAATGCAATAGAAAATAGTATGAATGCAAAGAAACAAGCAATGGAACAAGCAATAGTAAATCAAGAAGCACAACAAATAGCAGAGCAACCTAGTGAAGTAATGATAGGAGGTAATGCAGATGAAATGCAACAATTGTAAATTAGTAGAAATGCTGGTAATGGCAAGAAATGAAAAGGAAGTAGTATATCAATGTCCTAAATGCAAAGAACTTGTAACTATACCAGTAGAACAAGAAGAAGAAATAATAAGAAAGCAACAAGAAGAAACACAAGAATATTTAAGTAATAATTAGCACTTGAAAGAGTGCTTTTTATATGTCCGACCATTAAGAAGACTTTAAAAGCAGATGAGATTATAGTCCACACAGACTTTAAATGTAGGAGGAAATTATGGAAGAAGAAAAAGTAGAAACTACTGATGTAGTAGAAACTGAAACAGACAACGAGCCAAACGTTGAAGAAGAAGTTAGTGAAGTAGAAAACGAAGAAAGCGAAGAACTAACAGACACCGAAGAAACACAAGAAGAGCCTAGCGAAAGTGAAGAAGTGGTAGATGAGGAAGAACAACCTAAATATACCAAAGAGCAAGTAGAAAAAAAGGTTAAAAGAAGATTAGAAAGAGCAGGAAATTCTTTTAAAAAGAAAGAAAACCAACTAATCAATATCTTAAAAGCTGGTGGTTTTGAAGGTAATAGCCTAGAAGAACTAACAGAAGAATTACAAAAAAGTTATGAAGAAGAAGGAATCAAGATACCAAAAAATGAATTTGTTGCAGGTTTAAGTGAAAGAGAACAAAAAGCATTAGCAAAAGAAGATGCAAAAGAAATCATTGAACTTGGCGAAGATGAAATGGAAGAAAGATTTAATGAACTTTATAACAAAGAAAAAAGAACTCTACGTGAAGAAGAAGAAATGAAACTGATAGGAATGGAGGCTTCACGTAAAGAAGCAACAAAAGAATTTGTTAAATTGGGAGTAGATCCTGATGAAATGTTTTCAAACAAAGAATTTTTAGATTTTGCTTCTAAAATGAGTGCAGATGTACCATTAGGAGATGTTTATAAATATTATAAAAAACTCAATGGCACAGAAGTTACACCACCAAAATCAACTGGATCTATAAAGTCAAAAGGTGGAAACACAGGTGTTAAGGATTATTACACACCAAAAGAAGCACAAGCATTTACACAAGAACAAATAAATAGTAATCCAGCATTAGCATTGGCAATAGAAAAATCAATGACAAAGTGGTAATAAACAATACATTCCTATCAAAAAACACAAGCCAAATATAACAAAAGAAAGGAATGATAAATTATGGCAGTAGAAAATTTTATTCAAACAATTTGGAGCAAGAACATCCAAAAAGACCTAGAATTAAAATGTAAATTAGTACAAAATTGTACTAAAAATTATGAAGGAGATGTAAAATATGCTAGAACAGTTAAGATATTAGCAGTTGGAGATCCAACAGTTAGTCCTTACAATAGTGGAAATGACATTGATATTGAAGAAATGTCAGATGATGCTCAAAACCTAGTAATAGATCAAGCAAACTACTTTGCTTTTTATGTAGATGACATAAATCAAGCACAAAGTGTACCTGGTCTAAAAGAAGAATACAGAAGAAAAGCAGTACACAAATTAGCAGTAGCAAGAGATACTTATGTTGCTAACTTAATTAAAGCTGTAACAAACACAACAACTGTATCTGCATTAACAAAAGAAGCAATAAAAACTGGAATTGATTCAGCTATTGTTGCACTTCGTGAAAGAAATTTTGATGAAGATGGAGTTATAGAAATAACACCTTCTGTATATAACTATTTCAAAAATGAATTAATTACATTATCAACTGATAATCCTGAATATATCAAAAAAGGAAAAGTTGGAGTGTATGATGGTTTTGATGTAATTATGTCAAACAATATGGCAAAAGATAGTTCTTATGTTTATTGTGATATAAGAGGTAAATTAGCAATTGCATTCGCAGGTCAAATAAATGAAGTTGAAGCTATGAGAAGTGAAAAGAGATTTAAAGACATCGTAAGAGGTCTTGATACATTCGGATCAAAAGTAATAGATGACAACAGAATTCAAGTAGTAAAAGTACCAATTACTACAACAACT